CCCCGAGTTAAATATAACTCTTGACATCCCCCTCGCCATGTGATATAATCAGTATATGAACCGAGAGCTAACTACAGTCATTGACCCAGGTGATGAGCAGGCTATTGCCGAATCGGCGATGCCTGTTTTTTATGAAGACAGCAGGAAGGCCAAGTACCTATCCTACCGAGCCTGCGGATTCACCATCAGGGAGTCCAAGGAGCTTGTCGGTGTCACCGAGCGAACAATAAGGAACTGGCGCCATGCTGACCCTGAGTTTGAGCGTTGGGATCGTGAAGCAATAGGAGAACTCAGGGAGAAGCTTGGCAACAGGTTCCTTGAAATTGAGTTCCGCCGCAATTATAGGCTCATACTTCAAAAAGACTTCGATGTGCTCAGCAGGTCGGTGGAAGGTGAGGAACTGACCTATCAAGAGAATCAGTACTTGCTGAGGGCTAGAAGTCACTACACTCCTCAGCAACTCGAAACCCTGGAGAATATCCTGAGTGGCAGGCATGATGGTGGCCCAGAGTTCAATTGGACTGAGTTTGTGCTCAGCCTCCGAGGTCGCGGAGGTGAGGTCCATATTGCAGCAAGGAGGGATGAGATTGAATGAAGCTACACTGAGGGTATGCTTTGCTGGGCTATTTGCTCTAGTATCCCTGGTCAGCGCCGTCATTATTGAAATTATCCACCCTGCTGCCGGAGCCCCCCAATGGCTGGTTGCCATTTCTGGTCTTGCCGCAGGGTATGCTTTTGGCCACTCTCAAGCGAATGGAGGTCTCTCAGCTCTGCTGAATAGGAAAAGTAAAGCTGACACCAGCGGGCTATGATGAGATCATGCGGAGGCACTATGGCATCCCCACTAAACGCCTTAGCCTCATTCCTGGCAGCTCAGGTCGGACTTTTCGTCGCCTCCGAGATGCTGGAAGAAGTGGCCGCCACTAAGAGGGAGCGAGCATTACTCGGTGCCACGACCTTATTCATGGCTTTCTCACTGTGGGCAGCCTGGGAGATGCTGCAAACAAGGCAGAGTCTCAGACTCACGGAGGAGTGATGGCTAAGGGCTATCGGGCTACGGCCAGGATGCGGGATGCGAGCAGGCGCAATATCCGCAAGGCTCAAGTCTCACGAGTTGGTCTCAGAGGCAGGCATCATCGAAGGAGGGTTAGGTGAGGACTCATCACCTTATCATTGACTTCCAATCCACACCCTCTCGCCTGGGAGATGTGCAGCTGGTGGAGAACTTCCTGCTGAGTTGCTGCCGTGCAGTTCACATGGAGCTCCTCGCTGGGCCGTATACCATTGATCTCACCTGGATGAGCGCCAATCCAGGTGTTACCTCGTTCATTGTCATCTCCACCAGCCACATCTCCATTCACACTTTCACTCAGCAAGGTTGGGCCTTTCTGGACCTATTCTCATGTGTTGAGTTTGAGACTCAGCCCATTGAGGATTTGGTTCATAAGGTTTTCGCCCCCACATATGCCCGCAGACAAGAGGTAGCTAGGGAAGTACTACCAGAAGGAGGTAAGAATGGCTAAGTGGATTCAGAAGTCCATCAAGCGCCCTGGTGCTCTCACGCGGAAGGCAAAGGCCGCTGGGATGAGCACAATGGCCTATGCTCGCAAGATGCGGCGCGCCAAGGGCACGACTGGGAGGCAGGCCAGGTTGGCAATCACTCTCAGAAGGCTGCCCAGGCCCAGCCCAGCAGCACGCCGGCGTGGGGGCAGGAAGGCAGCCCGCACCAGAGCCCGCCGCAGGAGGTAAGAATTGGCCATTAACCGAATAGCAACCTTGCAAAATGCTGCCACCGCCACTGGCAATGGTGTGGCAATGGATATCTCAGGCTACAAGAACCTCGCCTTGGTCGTAACCGGCACATTCGTCGGGACTGTGACATTTGAGGTCAGCATTGATGGAACCAACTATGTTGGCCTTGCCATGAGAGATTCGGATGGTGCCACAGAAGCCTATGTCCTGACGGCAACCGCTCCTGGTGGCTTCTTCTCGAACCTCATTGGCGGATACCAGTTCTTCCGTGCTCGCATCTCCGCTTACACTAGCGGGAGCATAACGGTGGTAGCAGGGGCTCAGTCAGACGGTTCATGATTGCAGTTGACCTGGTAGCTGAGGCTGTTCAGAATCCGCTCTTCTTCATACCTCACTTCATGCGAATTGAGGATAAGGAGCGGAATGAGGTGCCCTTTGTGCTCAATGCCGTCCAAGAGGACATAGTTAAGCACCTTATGGCCGGAGAGCGAAGGCTCAATGTGCTCAAGGCAGGACAGCTCGGAGTTACTTCGGTAATCATGGCCTACCTCCTATGGGATACCATCTTGGTGCCTGGCACAACCTCTGTGGTTGTGGCCCATGAGGAGTTTATCACCCAGCGCCTCCTGCACAAGTCTCAAGTCTTCTATGACTCCATACCTCCCCAGTTTAAGCCCGAGATGCACCATAATTCGGCCTACGAGAAGACCTTTCCTGACATCAATGGCACCATCTACATAGGTTCCGCCCGTGCTTACATCTTTGGGCGGGGTGAGACCATCCACAACGTCTTGGCAGATGAGTATGCCTTCTGGCCCGACCCGGAGCGCATAATGGTGCCCATGCAACAGCGGGTGCCAATCACCGGCCTTATTATGAAGGTTAGCACTCCTAATGGTGAGGATAATGCCTTCTGCCAGGATTGGAGGGCAAGCAAGCGCGGGGAGTTGGTGGGCACTGCCATCTATAAGAACCTGGTGTATCCGTGGTGGTTATGCCCGGAGTATAGGCTCCCTCGTGGCAGCATCTTTGCCCTGGAGCGGGATCGGGGTGAGCTCGACTTCACTGCCGCAGAGGAGAAACTCATCACTATCCATCACCTCGATGAAGACCAGATTCGCTGGCGCCGCCGTAAGATTGAGGAGATGGAGCAACTTCGGGTAACGGGCGAAACCGCGAAGTACTTTTTCCAGGAGTACCTCGAAGATGAGGAGACCTGCTTCCTGGCCACAGGTGACATGGTCTATGACTCTGAGACCTTGAAGATGCACGCCGCAAATGCCTACAAGGCACCACACACCATTGAGAACTTCAAGGTCTGGTACCCACCCGAGGAAGGCAAGCAATACACTGTGGTCATTGACCCGAGCCAAGCCAAAGAGAGCCAGACCGCAATCACAGTCTGGAACTTTGAGCAGCCAAAGGAAGGCCCAGAGAGAGCAATCCACTGCGCCACATATGCTGGTCTCATAGGTCCAGAGCAGACTGGGACCAAGGCAGAGCGGATAGCAAGGCTCTACAACACAGCCCTAATTGTGATTGAGGCTAATAGCCACGGCCTAGCGGTGGTGGTGTGCTTGAAGAATTATCCTAAGCTCTACTATCGCCGTGACATAGTTTCCGGCAGGGAGTGCAATCAGATCGGCTGGCTCACTACGCCAAGGACCAAGCCCTACATGATCCAGCAGTTGCAGCGAGCCCTCCCCTCCATGGTCACCCATGACCTTGACCTCATATCTGAGATGCGGGGTATGAGGTTCCAGGGTGACAAGGTGATCTCTCTGGGCGATGATGATATTCATGATACCGCAGCCATAGCCATAGCCACCCACCGGCCATTCTCTGGCAAGCGTGGGTATGCAGGGCAGGCGGGCTGGAAGCAGGGGTGGTAAGATGCCATACACTCAGGCAGCTAAGGTCAAGAATGACTGTGCGGACTTGAGAAAGTACTGGGACACCAGAAACGCCAAGTTCCCCGACTGGTACAAAATCTTAATGCTTGAAGACAAGCTCAAGCAGGCGGGCATGGAGAGCTTCACCGGTAATGACCCTCGCACCTTCTACAATCTTGCTCTCCACCTGCTCACCCCCAGTGTCATCCCACATCAGGTTCAAGGCGCAGCTGACCGAGTCGCTGAGGCCGGGCTTGCCACCATCAACAGGTTCCTTGAGGAGCAATGGACTCGGCTCGATATAATCAGCCGGAGGCGAGGTCACCAGCGCTGGCTCAGGCGGCTCATGTCACTGATGCTGGCTACTGGCTGGTACTCTGTCCTGGCATATGCCAC